CGCTGCCGATAGTTTAGCTGGTGGTGAAGCTGCGGCTGCAGAAACAGAAACAGCGGTAGAGTCTACAAAGAAGAAAGAAAATCTATTAATGGAAGAAACTAAAAGAAAATTAGAAGAAAAAACCAAAAGATATCAGGGGATATACCTTAAACGACTTACAGAAAGTTTAGACAATAATGAACATATTTATGATCTAGATTCAGTAGAAAAAGATACTGATAAATTAAATACCAAGATAGAAGATATGACAAAAGAAATAGATAAAATAATCAAAGATTAATTTTTTTAATAACTCTTGATATTTATATATAAAAAATAGCATGGAAAATTTTGGTAATATAAAAGATACGTTTAAGGATATTGTAATAGAATCGGTATTAAAAAAAGAAAATAATGGTAAGAAGTTGTTTTCTAAGTTTGTTAAAATAATAAAGGAAAATAATACCTTAGCTGATCAATATCTAATTTATAAAAATTTACAGACTAAGAAGTTCGATGATCCATCTGAAGCTAAAGACTACATTAAAGAAAATATTTCACTATTGAAATCATTAGATGAGAAGGAAGTGAAAAAAGGTAATCAAAAACTCTTTAAACTTTTAAAGGGTAAAGAAATTGTTAAAGAAAATAATGAATTTTATAATCATATTAAAATTCTATTAGAAACTGAAAAGACTCCTACTACTATAGAAAAAATTAATGATTCTATAAGTTACATTAAAAGATTGATGTTAGAAAAAGATTCTGAAATTAAAAACAATCAAATAGACTCTGAATTACCTCCAAGTGTATTAACTAAGTTGGCTGTTAACAAATTCAATACTAAGTATTCTAATATTAATGAATCTGAAAAAGAAATCATTAAAACCATTTTAAACGGTGATGATGATACTAAAAAAGAAACGTATAACACTTTAAAAAGAGAGTGTATTGATATTATTGATAATAGATTGTCTGAGTCTTCTGATGTTGACCTAAAGGATAAATTACTTAGGGTTAAAGACAAATTATTAAATATGAACTTCGATAACGAAAACTTTATTACTGATATAAATAAAGTTTACGACCTAAAACAATCCGTATCTTCAATCGATAAATAAGATTACTTATATGTAGTTTTCATAAATTGACTTTGATTAATATTATCATTATATTTGTATTATATTAATAATAAAAAAATAAAAAAATATGGATGAAACTTGGGAAAGAAATAAAGTTAAACCTATTACCAAATTATAAGACTAAAGTTGGTACGGTTAATAATAAACAATCAAAAAGTATTTATATAAGTCTCACTGCGTGGGGAGAAATAAGAAATATAAATAATAACACTAATTACGATTCCGTAGTAAGTGGTCTAAGAAAAAAAATCAAACAAAAATTAAATAGTAATCTAAACAAAGAATTATTTCACAATAATAAATATATTGTTGATTTAGATATGAGAACATCTGGATTCGCATCAACGAAAAGAAGTTTTATGTCTTGTGAAATAACACTATATCAAAAAAAGGGGTTACCTATTAATCAATCGAATTTATTGGAGTCATCAAAGAAAGTAATTTATGATGTTGTAAATAGTTGTTTAGATAATAACAATTATTTTACCTTTTATAAAACTAAAAAATAGAGTTTTTATTGTAATGATATATTTATAATTAAAGTATATCATTATTATGGAAATAATTAGAAAAAACGAAATAAATAAAAAAGGCATCTTAATCGAATATGATGCTGGATACATTTCACCGAAAGACAATAGAAAATTTGTTAATGAAGTTAACAAACTATCACAAGGACAACAAGTAGTAAGTGATTGTCTATGCCGTTATGCAAAAGTATGGTGTAGAAAATAAGAATGAAAGAGTATATCCTGAAGCTATCTTAAGAAGAGAAGCTGAAAATTATCTTAAACTTATAAAAGAAAAAAGGGCAATGGGTGAAGCTGATCACCCAGAGAGTTCTATTGTTGCTGTAAGTAGAATATCACATAATGTTGTTGAGTTATGGTGGGAAGGTAATGTATTAATGGGTAAGTTAGAAATTATTATGTCACCAGGTTTTGTTAATCAAGGAATTATTTCTTGTGAAGGTGATAGAGTTGCCAATTATATACGTCAAGGGTTAAAAATAGGAGTTTCTTCAAGAGGTGTTGGTTCTTTAGAAAAAGAAAATGGTAAGAATATTGTTCAAGATGATTTTGAATTAATCTGTTGGGATATCGTAACTTCACCGTCAACTCCAGGGTCTTGGATATACAATGAGGAACCATCTCGGGAACAACAAATGTCAGAGTCAAATAAGAAAAATGAGAATAAAATTTTAACGGACTCTTTGAATAATTTTTTATTAGATTAAAAAAAATCACTTAAAAGTAAGTTTTTTATATTTTATTGCATATTTATTAAAAAATGCATGTGGTGCATTATTATTAATAATAAAATAAAATTTTAAAAAAAATTAAAATGGCTGAAAAAAGAAAATCAATCATCGAAGAGGCTTTGTTAGATGCTAAGTCTTTAGAGGATGCCTTAAAGGCCAACACGAAAGAAATGCTTTCGGCTCATATGTCGAAAGAAATTGAGAGTATCGTAGAGTCGTCTTTAAAGGAACAATTGGAAGACGAAGATGTAGACGTTATAGATTCACCAGAAGGTGAAGATGTAGTAGACGATATAGAAGGATCCGCGGATGATATGGAAGACGTTAAGTTAAATCTTGACAATGAAGATGAAGATTCAGAAGAATCTGAAGAGTTAAGTGTGGATGTTATGGATTTACCAGATGATGGTGAAGAAATGGCTGATATAGAATTAGACCTTGATACAGATCTAGATTTAGATGCTGGTGAAGGTGATGAAGAACTAGAATTAGATCTTGAACCTATGGGAATGGAATTAGGTATGGGTGACGATGTATTAGATATGACAATGGCTTCAGATGATGAAGTTGTTACTGTATTTAAGAAATTGGGTCCAGACGATGAAGTTGAAGTAGTTAAAGATGCTGATGGAATTCATTTGACAGATAATGAAACGGGAGCAGAGTATTACATTAAGGAAAGTTTGGAAGAATTGGATGGAATGACAGAAGGTTGTAATGACCTTGATGAAGATTGTGGTTCTAACATGGATGAAGATGGCGATGTTGTTTATGAAATCGAAATGAATGAAGATGAAGAGGTAATAACTGATGAAGATGATTCTATGGAAGAAGAAACTCCAATGGAAGAGGATCATACATTAGCTAGAACTAAAGGTCGACAAAGAAAAGGTGGACATAGAAATAGACAAACGTCTGAATCTAGAAATTCACGTAAACCAGTTGTTCGTAGAAAACCAAAAACTGACACAGTTTCCGAAACAAAAATAATGAAAGAATACAAAGAGTTAAAAAGTAAAAACAACGAATACAAAAAAGCTCTTAATGTATTTAAAGACAAACTCAATGAAGTGGCGTTATTCAACACTAACTTAGCTTATGTTAATAGGTTATTCACTGAACACTCTACAACCAAGAAAGAAAAAATGGAAATTCTTAAAAGGTTTGATAGTGCTGAATCAGTGAAAGAATCTAAGTCTACTTATAAGACTATTAAGTCTGAGTTAGATAGAAAAGCACCGATTAGCGAGTCTGTTGAAAATAAAGTTAATAAAACTGTTAAATCTTCCAAGTCTGATTTAAATGAGTCTACAGCTTATGTAGATCCTCAAATTGTGGCTATAAAAGATTTAATGAAAAGAATATCATAATAATAATATAAATTAAAATTTTAAAAAAAATGGGACATTTATTAAACTCAGGTGAAGTCGGAAATATCGGACTTGAACACTTGAAACAAATAAGATCTAAAACCATTTCTAAGTGGAACAAAATTGGTTTCCTAGAAGGTTTAAAAGGTCACGTAAAAGAGAACATTGCTCAGTTATATGAAAACCAAGCATCATCTCTTTTGAATGAATCTACGAGTTCAAACTCATCAGGTTCATTTGAGACTGTCGTCTTTCCAATCGTTAGACGAGTATTCTCAAAATTATTGGCGAATGATATCGTATCGGTACAAGCGATGAACATGCCAATTGGAAAATTATTTTACTTTGTACCAAAAACATCTGGTAGAGACCACGCCCCTTTAAACGGACCAGCTTTACCAGGACAAGAATGTGTATTTTCAGCTTGTAACGGAACATCACTAACTACATTTGAAGAAAAGAATCTTTACGATATCTTTTATAATGATGGTTTATTTGATGCATCCAAAGGACAATCTACTATTACTACTGGTGGTGTTAATCCAGTTATCTTAAGTGCTAATGGAGTAACAGTTGATACAGCGTTTGCTGATCAACCTTTAGCTGGTGACGGTAGTAGAAGAAGTCTTACAATGTGTGTTACTGGTTTCAGTGAAACAGCTGCAGGTAGACTTACAGGTCCTGACGGGAACGAAATGGACACTGAAGCATTTTTAGCTTCATTACACATCACTAACGGAGCTTCAGCAATTGTAGCTGGTGACGGTAGTGGTAATAACGTTATAGCGGCTAACGCTAACGTACCATTTAGATTGGTAGCACAAAAATACGGAAGAGGTATCGTTGATTACGGTGATATTTGTACTCCTGATGGTTGTCTATTAGTTGAAGTGGATCTTACAACTCCAGCTTGTGTTAGTTGTTCAGCTAATACTTTTGATGGTTATGTTGGTGGTACTGATGCTAGTACTTCTGGTGCATCGTTTGGTGTTGCTTGGATGACATACGCATCTCTAGAATACGCAACTGAAATGGGAGAAGTATCTTTCGAACTTGATGAGGTTGTTGTTTCTGTAACAGAGAGAAAGTTGAGAGCAACTTGGTCTCCTGAACTAGCACAAGATGTTAGTGCATTCCATAACATTGATGCTGAAGCTGAATTAACAGCTTTATTGTCTGAACAAGTAGCGGCTGAAATCGATAGAGAGATCTTGAGAGATTTGAGAGTCGGTGGAGCTTGGTCATTGAGATGGGATTATAATGGATGGAAACGAACTGCTAGCGGTGGTTTCAACGCTTACACTCAAAAAGAGTGGAATCAAACGTTGATTACCAAAGTTAATCAGATTTCGGCTCAAATTCACAAAGCAACTTTAAGAGGTGGTGCGAACTTTATCGTAGTATCGTCTGAAGTTTCTGCGATTTTCGATGACTTGGA